TTGAACAAGGTTAAGTAAAAACCTTTGTTGTATTTATTGTCAATTAAATGACCTTTACAACCTAGCATTAACTTCTCCTCACTCTTTTTACTTTTTCAATGTGGAATCCCGGAATCTCTTCACCTGCTGTTAAGTCCTTACGAGCAGTCTTCTTATCTACCTTCTCAATATACTCCATAATTTTATACTCATCAGGAATATGTTTCTCGTTAGTGACTATTACTGGACCATAAGTTTCGTACAACTTATATCGTGCTGTATTAGTTTCATAAACACCGTTTTCGTCTCCCAGCTCATCAACAATCATAGGCAATAGGTTCTTCTGAAAGAAATCTTTCATACCTTCTACTGCTTTCTTCCGTACTCTTAATCTCGTCTGTTCGGTTTTTATGGCTTCAATTTCAGCATCAATAAGATGGTCTCTTCTTGACAGCTCTAACATAAAGTGGTCAATACCATCAACTTTCTTTTTGATTTGTTGCTGGATTTTAGTCAGTGAACTTTCAAGTTCAAGTTGCTCTTCATTATCTTGAGTTAACTCTAGCTGTGTATGAACATCGACATACTCTCCAACTAAATCCCGTGTTGTCTTTTTAGGTACTACCATTTAGTTCTCCTTACTATCAAGGGCTTTAGCTATAATCCACTCTACCTGTTTCTTAACAGAGCGTTTACAAGCCTCAGCCATTTTCTGTAACATAACTTTCTGTTCTGATGTTACTTCGGCTTTTACTATATGGGTTTTCATATTACATTCCTCCTTGGAAGTCTAAACGATGGTGTCCAATTCAAATCAACTGTGAATAAGTCTCCATCTGAGTTTTTGAATAGTTCTACAGTCTTTTCTGAACTATCTTGTTTTCCATTGATACCAATTACTTTCCTTGATGCGTTTTCTATTGCACCACTACCCTTACCAGCGTAGATGTCAAGTATTTGATTTCTGCTGTATTCTCGACTAACCTGTGATACTTGTATTATGATTATGTCCATATTAACAGCTAAGTTCGATAAGTAATGAGATATATATTTTATTTGTTCATATTCGCCTCTTATGTGTCTGGGCGTCTCTACTAAGTCTATATAATCTACTACTACTAAACTAGGCTGTAAGTCTCTGACCTGTTTTTGAATCAAATCAGGAGATGGACTTATAGTTTGCATAACAATATGTTCTAGGCTCTCTTTGTATTGTTCACCTATAATCTTGCTATCATCACTAACCTCATCTTTAGTTAAACCACTTACTATCTGAAGATTACGTCTGTGCATATACCAACCACTTAATTCAAGAGATAAGAATAAAGTCGGCATAGTCCACTCTTTACGAATAACATTTTCAGCAAAATCATAACCTAAGGCAATGTTTTGTGCTAATGTTGTCTTATTCGCTCCAGTCGGACCAAATATGGTAACTAACTCTCCCGGATATACTGTACAATCTTTATCCCCTAAGCCAAAACTTTTACTTAGGTCTATGGCTCTTCCGGAGAAGTCGCTTGTTAGACGTTCTTCTAAATCAGCCTGTAATGTAGACTGAGTTTTAACATCAACTAGATAGTCTTTGTTTTTGTAATATATACATTTAGGACTACAAACCTTTGCTAATAACTGGTCACTACAACCATACTTATACCCATAGTTATATGTGCTTTCGACCTTATCTGTAACTATTTGCGGGTGTAATTGATTGTTATTCCAGTACAGCAAAGCGGCTTTAGTTGCACTACTCGGTATTCCGTGTCTTCTCATATGAGAAGCTATCCTCATAACCGAATGGTTTCTACTGCCTTGTTCTGGTCCTCTATTGTATAGTGTTTGTATACAAGGTACTACAGTGGTTGGTTCAGATACCTTTACCATTTCTCGAACATTAGGGACATTTAACTGAATGGTATGACCCATACTTTCATCGCCCCATAGTTCTGCTCCTAACCACTTTAACCTTCTATCCTGTGCTAACATTTGGATTTCTTTATACGAGCCTAATGCTAATTCGTCTCTACTCAATGGTATTTTGAATAGTTGACTCTTAATATTCAAGGTATGAGCCATTCTTATTATGGCTGTTCTCGTATAAACGCTAGGGTCAAGTCTTAGATTATCAAACGCTGTCATCATAGTTTCTTTAACTATAAATGGTAGGTCTGGTCCAGCTTGAAAACCAAAGTTATCTGCGGCTAACATTATATGATAACCGGTCCCACTGAAAAAGCATTGATAGTTGCCATCTTTTAGATTGTACTCACTTTCAATGAACATAAGTATATCTTTTGCCATTTTATGTGTGTAATCATCAGTATTCTGACCTTTATCAATGTCTATTGGAATTTCGTCTATATCTCTGTAACCCATAAAGGATTTCATACTTCTGTTTTTATCAACGAAGTCCTTTCCTTCTTGGTCATAGAGATAAACACTTCTATAGATAGCGGCACTTGCACCGTTCTCATATACTATATCCCACAAATCATCCAATGGGACTAAGGTCCCCCGCCGAGACGGAGAACCTATAGCCACTTCGACAAACTTACTCACTTAGAATTGAGTTTGCGAATTTGCATTACCTTCTGGCATACTGCCATTAGGTGTTGCGTTAGGGGTACTACCAACCTCCTTGATGAGATTCTTAGTCTTGAGGAATTGGATAAATGATTCCAACTCTGCTCTACCCTTTTCATTATTCTCAGTTATACGAGGATATACTGTGGTATATGCTGTGGAAGGGTCTTTCTTAGACGGCTCCTTGTATAAATAAGCATAATATTTCAAAGGTGGGTCCAACGGTGTAGTTGATATATGATGTTTATTAAGATAGTGCTGTAAGTTTTCAATTTCATTACCATCTTTATCAACAATATTACCAGTTACGTCAGGACCACCTTCAAAGCCAATAGCATCGAAGAATCTGTACACCTTCTTTAAAAGGCTACAGGTCTTAATGTTACCATTAGGTTCTCTGTCATAAGAGCCCAATATCTTCATTTCCTGAGGATACTGAGAGTCTTTCAACTTTAGATTGACCACTAAGAATATATCAGCCCAATCATAATCGGCTGTTTTATCTTCATAGTCCATCACTCCTACTTCACAAAACCCTATGAACTTAGAACCACCTTCACTGGAAGTTTCTAAGTCGCTTGGTCTGAATGGTGCATTACTCATTCGCTTTTCTCCTTATACTGTTTTATTTCAGTTACAATACTCTCATAATCAAATGGTAGTACTTTCTGACTTAATGGTTTTAAGCGTGAGCCTACAACCCTTTCATCATATGCCTCAAATGAAACATAGTATTTACCATCATCTTTCTGAGCAGTAGAATAACCTATTACATCGGCTTTGGCGGCTAAACTATAGCCTAACCCTCGTGGTAACTCTGGACTTAGTTGAGCTTTACCATCCGTGACTGTTGTAGTCTTGGAATGCGAAACTAGTACTAAGTTACCACCTTTCTTTTTAATGAGATTCTGGAACCTCTTAATGATGTCAACATTCTTCCGTCTGGCTTTACCCCAGTCGGCTCCCCATTGACCTTCACCCATTGCAGAGATTCCTAACTCATTCAATACAGTTTCTTCTACCCACTCGTTCACTTGACCAAGTGTATCAATACAAACTGTATCGTACGGTAAGTTGTCCCACTCTTTTTCCAACCATTGATAAGCCTCTATCAGTGAATACACTGGCATTGGCTTACCTAGGTCTTCTCCAGAACGATAGACGAATCCTCGTTCTAAGGGTGGAATCATTTCAAACTGTGCTATACCTTTTTGTGTGACTTGCTTACCATCTTTCATCACAGGTCTCATTGGGGCGTTAAGAGAAGAAATAGTTACTACATTTGCATTATCAACAAATTCAGCTCCTAAATCAGTATCTAACATTAAGACACCTTCTTCTCCCTTACCGCTCCAACTAGCACAGGCTGTCGTTTTGCCCGTCTTGGGCTGTCCGATAAAGAAATATGTCAAACCAGTTGGTAAACCTTCTGACCAATCAGTAGACACTTTTCTGACTTCTATCATACAGACTCCTGTTCTATTAACCCTATATCGGGTCTTATTAATGTTCCAAATTGTACTGAATTTGGACTCAAGCAGGACTGAATATAGTCATAATACCCTAGATTTGCAACAAGATTATACACTTGAGCAACTGCTAGAGACGCAATATGCTGAGCCGCAAACACAGTATGTTTCTGTGAACACGGGGCTTTTGGTACACTATCCGTAGGAATCCAAGTCTTCATATACTCTGAGTCTAAATAACTCTCTGTTTCCTTGGCTCTGTAGGATTCTGTTACCAGTTCTGTTGTAGTGGCACCCATACGGGCATCAATAAACCAGTCTCTCTTTTGATTCTCTTGATTATACCAAGATTCGAAAGCGGCTTTTCTTGATTCCATATCGTCTGTGCATACAATCATTCTTGCGTGAGGCTTTTCGTTTTGGTCCCAGCGTCTCATCTTATAGATAAACTCTTGGTCCGTTCCATCATACATACTGTGTAGTACTGATGCCGCCTCAGCTTTAGGTCTATCAACCATATTTGTTGGATACGCTGTACTACTCAAGTTATGAGTTGACATTGTATCTGGGTCATAGACATACATTGACTTATAACCCATTATAGTTAGACCTTGTATTATAAAGGAGCCAATTCCACCAGCTCCTATAATAATAACATCACTTAGTTTACTTTGGTCAATGAGGTCTTTATTCCTCAAGAACCTACTATTGGCTTTTTCCACTTGTCCTCCAGTCAGTAAATGCTGATATGATTAATACAAAGAAGAACGACCCTATCCCCATTAATAGTACGCCACAGCCTACTAAGAATAGATTTATTGACCATTCCCATAAATCCAGTATAATCATACCTTCATCTCTACGAATTGATTTAACATCTCATAAGCTTCCTGCTCAGAACCGAACATAGCTTGGTCCTTAATTCTGGTAGCTTCTTCATTAATTAACTGACGCTTTTCGCTGATTTTATCATTTTCAGCCGCCAATTCAGCGTTAACTTGTTTTTCATAGACTTCGAAACCTTCTATTAGGTCTCTAACATCTACGGTACCTAGATTACTTCCAGACCAACCGTTTCTTGCTCTATCTAAGCTTTTATCTATCATACTTTTCATCTTATCAAAGTCAGTATACTGAATATCTCCACTCTTTAATCCTTGCTTAGCGATAATACATTCTGAACTTGATTGGTTGTCTTGTAACTTTCTTACTTTTTGACTTGCTACTTCATCTATTCTTTTAATGAAGTACTTTTTTTGCGGTATAGTCATACTCATTTCACATCACTCCTTAATTAAAGGGGGACTGGTCCGGCTTTATAAGCAGACCGAATCCCAGTTATCGGAGCTTTAACAACTCCTGATAGGATTCTTTTCCTCTTTCACGTACTCGGTTTTATTATGTACTGGCTTCACAGCCCCCCTTAGGTTTATTTTGTTGTTGATAACTGGTCCACATATAAATGCGGGTCAAGGTCAGGACTTAACTTCCTTACTTCTTCACCAAAGTCTGCTTCTGTTAGTTCATTTGACTCTAGTTTATTGTAAAGTTCAGCTAATTTGTCCTGCATATCCGGTTCGAAACTATCATTGTATGCTTTTGTTACAGCATCCTCAATATCCGGAATATCTTCAATGTCCTTTCCTTTAATGTACCTAGTTGTTGTCTTGTCTGATTCCACTTTATCCATACCCCCGAACATATTATGTTGACCATAATAGCCGCCGTGAGTATAGCCTCTGAAACCACCACTGTAGCCACCATAGGTTGTCGTAACCTCTTTCTTCTTATTCTCTTCAATAAGGTCTGCCTCTTGTCTCCATAGTTTATCAGATTTGTTTCTGAACATAGATTTGACATCACCTTCTATGTAGTTTGGCAATCCAAATTGGTCCCGATATGAAACTGCTGTTACAAACGGGTCTTTTGCAGATGCCACTACTGTTGAAAAGAATAGTCCTTGTTCAGGTGCTTGTTCCAGCAGAGCCTTTTCATCGGTCCCACTAAAGAATGCACCCATTGTATGGTGACTATGTATTAATCCCAAATGACACTTTAAGAGCTTTGGATGTTTCTTGTAAGTTGCGGGTAATATCTCACCCAGCTTCTCACCGTCCATTTCCGTCTCTGTATGGCTACCTAAATCAATAGGCGTAAAGTGTTCAAGTGTTACTTCAAGTGGAAATCCCCTATCGCTTGATTTAACAATTCTGTACCACGCTGGTCCAGACCATTCGGTATTGTTAAAACGTCTCAATAGATAGTTGATTTTCTCCACTATCAACGAAGGTATTGATACGGTCAGTTCCGTTGATACCTGCTGTTCTGATTGCTTTTCCTTCTTCATAGTCGATACTCCTTATCGCTTCTTTTAGTTGTTTATTGATTTTACTATAGACCATAGACCTGATATATGCTTTCCATTTGTGCATAACATATTCATATTCTTCAGCCTGTAGTATTTTATCACAAGTGTCGATTGCAATAGCTATTCTTTTGCCTATAGCAATCCTTAGCTCTTGGTTTTCTTGTTCATCTCGATTGATACCTTCTGAGTAATGCTTGAACAATGCCCAGATTTGTTTACAATCAAATACCTCATCAAATGACCATTGAACGCCATCAATATCAGGTAAATGCTTATCAGTATCCTTTTCAAGAACAAGTTTAACAAAGAATGCTAAGCTCCGTAATACATAGAGATAGCAACTCTCGTGATACAGGTAATCGTGACTACTTCGTCCAGAGTTTACATAAACTCTTTCATAATATTCATCATCACTCAACACTCCTTGATATTTCTTAAATACCCTATCTGTATTGTAAAAGCCTCTGCGAATATCATTGAATTGGCTAATCGAAATTGGCGGTCCATCACTTCTTAATCCGGCGTCATCTATATTTCTTAACCTTCTGAACTTAGTATTAGCCGTTTCTAAAGAAGATAACATTGCTCCACCAGAACCAAACTCTGTTATGTTAAGGTTTTCTTCCGTGAAACTAGCTCTACAATCGTCCTTGTCATTTACTATCGCTTCATCAATCAAGGTTTGATAATTTACACTCTTCAATAATTTTGAAGCACTATGTAGTCCACCTATCTCTCGCACCGTTTGATTCAGATTAATAGTAATTTGACAAGCGTTTGCTATGTGCAATTCCTCTGTATCCTGATACTTACCAGTCAACAGGTCGTGTAACTTCCAACATATGAAAAGGTCTTCCTTGGACCATCCAAGTTTCAAACACTTTTGATATGTAGGGTGACTAACCATACCTTGTTCCCAGTAGGTTCGTCTAAAGCTACCTTGCATTGACACTCGAGCTAACTCATTCATAACGTGTTTCAATAGCAAATACTGTTTAAAATCACCGGTCTTATGAATCTCATAAGTTTGGTAGACTCTATTGATGTCCCAATAGCAATCTCTCCTAGTCCAGTTATTTAAAAACGAATTGGCTACTTGTACCATCGTTAATAGATTGTTTGTTTGCAAAGACATACTCCAAGGACCACTGAAATCCCCTAAGCACGGATTACCATCACTACTAACGTGTGGATGTATGGCTATCCTTTGTTCTTTTATTAGTCTCTTATAAAACAAACTATCATCTCCCCCTGTGCAAAATCTATCAGCAAGACTGCTGAATAGTGCATAAGGCTTCTCCATTTCATCCGAAAAATCAGTAAAGATACTTCCATTACTTTGATTACTCGTAAATGCAAGAGACATCATCGGTAGCTTATACCTTCGGCTACCTTTCAAGACTGGATTCTTCAGTTTAATCCTGAAGTCACCAACCCATCTTCCACTGGCTCTTCTCATAATTGGAGAATGAAAATGCAATTTCTTTGAGAACATCTCATACAGGTTAATTGCATCATCCTTTTTAAGGGTCTGCTCATTGGTCCTAGCATTGTGCATCAACCAACGAGGTACTAAGTATCTTAACTTACTTACTTCATTCATACTTGACTCCCTAATTATGAAAGGGCTGAGTTTCCCCAGCCCCTTCGGTTACCCGTTAACAACCAGAAGTTACCTTGTTGGTTGTAAAAGACAGAAAGTCGTCATCACGTAGTGACACACTTGCATCTGCCTTCTTTGAGTTTACAGATATTGTAACATTGTCGAGTGACATTTCTAGTTGTCTTGCCGCATCGGCAGGGTTAGAAACATTCTCTAGTGTTTTAGGAACACCACCTATTGTCTGTACTAAGACCTTTGCCATAAAGGACTCCTATTTTCCTGTAGTTAATTCCACCAAATGAGACAGGTTACTCATCTGGTTCGGTCGGTTCAAACCGTTTATTCAGTTCGTCTGGGTCTTCTTGGTGAGAGCAGTCTTCGCATATAATGCCAAGTTCGGATACTGCCGCCATATAATCGTTTAACGGATTAGATGATGCGTATTCTTCGAACACTGTATTTACTGATTCACATTCCGAACACTCATAGCCTGAATAATCGCCTGATGTAGGCTCCTTAATTGTAGAGCCTCTTGTCTTTATTAAAATCCAAAGCTTTTTGTCTCCAATATTCCATCTTATCCTCTGTGTCTGCAATCTTGTCACCAAGATTCTGTAACACAAATATCAACATTACCATTGTTAAGAGTAAAAGCATTACAAATACTGCAAGTAATACATCTAACATTATTTCCACCCCCTTCCTGCGTCTTCCATAGATACAAGTTTAGGGTGTATCTTAGCTAGTTCTTTGTACTCTTCTTCTTCGAGTTGCTTAGCTTTAGTTAACATTTCTTCAACCGTTTTAAACGATTTTTCTGTGAAGCCGTGCCTTTGCAGGATAGCCCACACTTCCTTTACTTTACCCATTTGTTTCTCCTTCGATGATACATAATGGACACACTTCCTTAGTCTTACCATAAGACGGGAAATTTTGATACCTTTCAACCTTACTTGGGTTACGAGTCGTATCCAACTCCCAACAACAGTTACAATTACGGCAATGCTTTACTTCTTTATCACATTGTCTTGCATCTCTAAGGTTTCTTCCAGTAATAGCCTTCTTTGGTTTGCTTATTCCAACAGCATTGAATCTTTCATACCAATTCATTTCTTAGTCCTCCTTAATAGGACAAGGCGACAGCACCGCCGGTTTATACTCCGGTGCAATACAAGATTTGAGGTCGAGCCATCTGTTACTTGCAAAGCAACTGTCGCCTTTGGTTTAGGGATGCGGAGTCCCAGTAGACTAAATCAATTAACTTCGAGAAGACTTCTAATGTGTTGTTTCTTCGAGCTATCTGATAGTCTGTTTGTTAAATAAATGGCTCTAGCATAACCTGCTGAACCCTTAGTTATTATACCCTTTAGGTATAAGTCAACATATGTCAATATAACTGGTTTAAGTACCATTATAACTTCTCCTTACTTGCTAAGTTGTTAAGGTATTCTTTAGTCCAGATGTGTCTATCTTGGTATAATAAAGTGCAAAATGCTCCTAATATCATACATAGTGATATAACTATTAATACGCCTAATGTCTCCATTATGACTCCTTTCTAAAGCCGTGACATTTCACTGTTTCCTGTTAGTGGGTGTGATAAAATAGAAGCCCCCGCATAAGCGAGGGCTTACTACTCTTAACCCAACTCTATGTCTACTGCATCCATCGGAACGCTGTAGTAATAGGTAATGACCTGTCTTCCGGCTTTGTCGGTAGATTCTTCGCCAGTAAACTTTGGCGACAGGACATATTCCTTATCTTGGATAACCATCTCTCCAATGCCTACGGCTTTGGCAAGATTAGCGACACTTTTGGCTGTGAGAACATCAGGCAAAGTATCAGGGAACTCAGCGGGTACGTTGAGCCCTATCTTATTGGAAGACCTCCCACCGTTAGGTGCGGACGGGTCAACAATACGCTCTCCTTGAGCATT